ACCTTCCATCCTGTTACCTTTTGAATCCATGCCGTAGCTTTATTAATAGATCGGTTTACTATCCTACCAAAGTAGGTGTCTATATCCCTTGGATGATCCCAATATTCACCATCAGGCCATCTCTTCCTACGACGTAACAGATCCCGGCAGTTTATAAGGGCGTGAAATGCCCATTGGGAGTTATCTTCTTCGTATATTATCTTATGGCAAGTATTGGCAATCAGATCGCCCTTGCCGTTAGACCCATCTCTGGTGGGATCTCGCCAGAAGTAACCATCTTTGTACCACCCTTTGCCTGGCCTGAAGAAATTTTCTGAATAATTCATCTTTTATTTGTTTGATGGGTTAGATTGCTTTTAAAAAAATTATCATTGTTATAATAGTTCCGGCGATAAATCCCCACATAAACAATTCAATCTTATCAAAGATTTTAAATATACGACCCCACTTCTCTGCATCTATCATCCCTCTTCCTCCTTTCCTGAAGCGATGTGTAAACCTTTCATGATTGTTGTAGAATTATATTCTTTGCCGTTGAAATACATTATGGCCTTATCACACCTCTCCTCAGCCTCTTCCTTGCTCTTGGCTTCAATTTTTCTTCCAAAGTCTAGTAGGGCATTATTACGAATAGGAGTATCCCATTTAACCCCAAATGATTTTAACAATTTGCAGGTTTCTTTAATTATTTCCTTTGCATCCATGATTCTATTTATATGTGTAGGTTACAACATATTCGATTGGTATACATGGGCAGGTTGAGGCGAACGGGGCGTTTCCCCTTCCACATATCGGACACACCCAACCATAATTAGGGAATACTGTTTTTCCTTGCTTACAGCTTGCACAAATTCCATCGGTATCTCCGGTGGTCAGTTCTGAATTACACATTGAACATTTATTCATGATAATTTAGTTTCACATAATGGACAAATATCGGGCATCTCTCTATGAAAGATTTCTTCTTTTTTAATAATAAACTTCTTTGTGATTTCTATATCCTGTTGGGTTCTTTCAATTAAAGTAATACTGCTTTCCAGCACATCATAATCCCACTCTACTTCTTTTTTCTTATCATATAACTGAAGAACACCATCTACATTCGATTCTAAGGCGGTTTTCTTTTCAATTTCGCCCATATCACTATGCAGGTAATGAATCGTGCTGGTTAAGTCCATCATTGCTTTAAAATCGCTTAAAACAGTTTTTAGTTTTTCATGTAATTTAAGCAGAGCATCCACTTGCTTTTCATGTTGGGGCAGAGTACTAACTTCTTCTATCTCTGATATAGTAGAATCAATGTCTGTTAGTACTGTTTCCAATTGCCTTCGGGAATTAACTAGAGTAATTAAAGTTCCTTCATCCTGCTCCAATGCTTCCAAATCCATTTCGAACTTGTCCAAGTATTCATACTCCTCTAGTTCTGTTTGGAGTTCTTTGATCCGGTCTTTGTCAGATTGCTTCTTATTGGTGAGTGCCCGAATTTCTTGTTGTGTGCTTTTAAGTCCTGCATCAATTTGTTCGAGATGGGCAATTCTATTGAAGTAAGCTGAGACTTCTCCTGGTGTGGCGCTAATAAGGAAGGGTGAATCAAGTTGGTGTTGGATGTTCGTCTCATCCATGTTAATAGCTTTCTCAATTGGTTCTGGTACATCGGTTTTAAAGGCTTTAAATACTTTTACTTCTTTGGATTGGCTTATTGAATATAAATTTTCTTTTCCTTTAGTACGTTCAATATTTACATCGTCATCCAAATATAAATCAACATTGGTCTCTCCTCCCCAGGAACTACGAAAGGCTTCCCCACCAGGACGATTCCAAATAAGCCACCGCAGAGCCCGAATGATGGATGTCTTTCCACAATCCGAGGCACCTACAATTACATTGACTCCTTCATGAAAGTCCAGAGTGGAGTCCCGATGGGATTGAAAATTTAATATGCGGAGTTTAGAAATCATTCCAATACCCATTTTAAAGCCCATATACGACCTTTCAGATTATTTATGTACTCTCGAAGTTGATTTCCTTCTCCACTCTGCATATCCATATAATGCATTTTACTATACTTCTTTTCTTGTATTTCAAGCTGTTCCTTTGAACCTGCTAATTCCATCTTGATATCTAATTCTCTTTGCATTTTTAATGAATTGTGTCCCCTATTAAATACAGGTTTTCATCTTCACAAAAAATATATGAATTCCCATTTATATCTGTATATTCATATCTACAATTACCACCAGAACATGCAGCACTTTCTGGATATTTGAAAGTTATAATAAATGGTTTCGTTGGTGGTAGTTTACTACACCCTATCGCAAAGATTGTTAGTAATATTATTATTTTTCTCATCTATTTATTTTTTTTAAGGGAAAGGGCTGGCATGATGACCTATCACCCAATCCCCAACAGGTCCCAATGATCCATTGTTCTGGTCAGGGCTACCTGTATATTATCTGTCACTGCGGGTTGATGGTCCTCCTGTTTGTTTGACTTTGGGTTTCATTTTATTAAGAATCCCACCACGAACTGCTTCCAGTTGTTCTTCATCAATCCACCAACTACCAGGTTTTTTTGTTTCACCGCTTTTGGCTCGTGGTTGTACAGAGTATTGTATACAGCCGTTGAGCCATATAACAGCACCATTGATAATACCAGTCAAACCAGTGACTGCATCTTTTACTTTTACTCCATTTTCAAATTTGAATTCAATTTTCATTTTTTCTTGTTTTTACATTAAGTTCTTGTCGAGCCCGTTCAATCTGCTCCCATGATACTCGTGGCTTTGGGAGTGGTTTAACTTTTTTCTTTTTCATCTTTTCTTTTCATCCGGTATGATGGTTTATTCAATTCAATCTTCTCAAGAAATTCCTTAATAGCATCTTCATCAGACCTATCAACACTCACCTCAATGAGTGTCTTGTGATCAACCCGAACAAGTTTAGTCCCTTTTTTAGGTTTTAATACCTTTCGTCTTTTCCTCATTTCTCAGGAGGTAAGTCCGGAATTTTTGCTCCGTTCTTTTGTTGCCACAGAATCATTCGGTGGGCATGCTCTCTCACTATATCAGCCATTCCAGGATCTCCTCCTAAGGAACGCATCCTGGAAGCCCAATCAAGGATCAAGGAGGGAGCAAGCACATCCTGCCCCCTGAGTAAGAATACTGGTTCATCTTCCGGAATCTTGTTTTCACTATCTTGAATCCTCCTGTTGTACGAGTTACTTGGATGTATCATATCAGTTGTCGATTGCATTGGTTAATTCAGGATCACTTGCTTCCAGACCCCACTTGGACAGAACTTGAATACCGTCTTTCACATATCGGAATACGATAGGGTCATCCACTCTACTGGTGGTGATCTCTTTGAAGAAACCACGGACTCCTTTCTTGGTAAGACCATCCAGCTTGAAGTCCTTTTCGGGAGCAGCAATAAATAAACCAGAGTGGACTGTCTTGATGGTTTCGATTATTCCATCCAGGTTCCTCGCAGTTCTTTCTGTTTTCACATCATCCGGAAGAGCATCTTCTGCTTTCAGTTCTTGGGCACCTGCAATTTCCTTCAGATTCTTCTTCGGCACATCCCCGATATAATTACCTACCGGAGCGTGAATGAGATTGTACTTCTCACAAATTGCGTCCAACTTATCTACTGTCAGAAACTTGAGGAAGGGATAGGTCTGCTTATAATACAGAATCCTTCCGGCAATTTTCTTGTTCTTGACCGCAGCTTTCAGTTTTTGGGAGGTTTCTTGTACTCCCTCAGCGTTTACAAACCCAAGTGCTACCATCTTTTTCACATGGTCTTTGTCTGCTTCGGTTACCTTGTTTGCTTCGAGTGTCACTTCTGCTTCTTCGAGCAGTAAATCCTGAGCGTTGTCAAACGCATTGTGGATTTCTTGGATTACTAATTGTTCTTTATCCATTTGGTTAATTTTTAAAGATAAGTTTGAATAATTTGGTTTTTCTAAATTCTCTGTCAAGTTCTCTTCTAAATTTCATAAAGGCAAGATAAGCTTTTAATCTATCAGCTTCAAATCCTCCATTGATTAAGATCACCAATTGAAATTAAGCCACTGCTTGGAATCCTCCATTGATTAAGATCACCAATTGAAATTAAGCCACTGCTTGGAATAATACCCCCTGCTCTAAAATCTGGTGGAGGTGTTTTCATTGGTGGGTATGGGAAAGCCGCTTGACTTACTTTTCCTTCTACTACCACTTCGTAGTCATCAATCAGTCTGAGTATATCTTCAGCGTTCATCTCATCAATATTTTAAGTGTTGGTGAAGTAGCACGAGCTACATAATAGATGGCCAGGGCATCAGCCACTGCTTCATCTATGTACTTAGTGTTAGACCAGGGAACTTCATAATGTGTATCAATAGCATCTATTACTTCAGACTTGGAAGCACTGATCTTACCTAATAGATTTTTCTTAGCATCGTTCTCAGAGAACCACTCAACTGGGATATCAAGAGAATCAGAAATAGCTTGGACTACCCCTACCACAATACCGATCATCACTGCTGCCTTAGCATTCTGAGAACCATGAGGGAGTTCGCAAACAATGAATTGGATATCATACTTTTCGATCAATGAGAGTAAGACCTTTATGATTTCTGAAGTACGTCTAACCCTGTCATCACCTTCCCGGATCCTCCGCTTCTTAGCTTCAGGAGCAGTCTTAATACAGCCTGCAGATAGGATAGTATCCCCTGACATCACGACCCATCCCCAGGCAGTAAAGCTAGGATCACAGGTTAGTACTGTTGGGTGGTCAGGTTTATTCCTCTTTGTGCGTTCCATTAATACAGGTGTGGTTGTATTGAATCAAGCATGTGTTTACTAGCTTTAATCATATCGATAAGAGAATCTTCCAACCATTCTACATAATCTTCGTCACCGTTTTCGGCCATATGATTAATGGTATCAAGGGAGTCCCCAGTTTCTTTTTGGTATTTTAATCGTAAGTCAGTTTTTGTTATCATCGTTTTTTAGGTTTACGTTCAACTTTAAAAGATTCTTCAATGTCCTCCCAGATATCAATCACTTCTTCACGGAGATCATCTACCCAGTCAGAATCTTCAATTATGGCAATGGACTCTTCAATGGATTTAGAGAGTGCAAGTTCTCCTAATACATAAACATTTGAACCAGTCATTGCTTTTACATATTTCAGGTTCTCACGGATATCATCTACACCATAGCTGAAATTGATTGCAACTTGCGCCTTCCTCTTGGGGTGCCATACGCTAGACTTAAAGACCTCAACCTCAATTACTGCACCATATATCTGCTTCAACTTTTTCCCTTTACGCATTCTTTCCCTGGAAAGGTTACCAATTACATTAGTACGTAAACGAACAGAACTATAGAAAGATGGTCCCTTTCCACCAGGTGCCTTGTACTTTTGACCAAAACTTCCTCTATCTATATTCTCCCGAATTTGATTGGAACAAACTAGAAGGGTTTTGGATTTGGTCAGAATCCTGCAAGTAAGGCGTAATTGTTCTGAAAATTCTTTAGGTCGGCGCATTCCCATTTTATCTCCATCTTCACTTCCCATTTCCAAGTCAGTACTAAGTGCAGCTAAAGAATCAGCAAAGACACCATTTATCACCCCACTCGCTTCCGGAATCCATTTACGAATATCAGTAAATAGGGCAGTAACTGTATCAGGAACTGCATATGTCATATCTTCAGTATCCAAACCAAAGATCTTAGCAAACTGATTATTCAAACGTGCTTCCGGATCATGAAAAGCAATATCTCCACCTTTACGATGAACGTCTCCTGCAATTTCACAAAGCAATACTGTCTTACCAGATGATTCAGGACCAAAAATCTCTACCATGATCCCGCCGGGGATTCCTCCACCACGGATCCGGCCACCGCTAATAGCCAGGTCCAGGAGCGTGGATCCGGTAGAGATCATCAGTTCAGTATTACCATCATATTCAGCTTTCTTCTTGACTTTAGAAGTTACACGAGCTTTTACTTGCTTGTCGATTGTTTCTTCTTTTGTTCTCCGCATTCCTTTATGATTGCTAGTACTAATTTTTTTGGAATTTTCCCGTTTTCTGACAAAGTAATCTTCCTTTCCTTTAGATACATGGAAAACTCTTTTGTCTCACGATATCGCAAGTACCAAATGCTGTACAGATAATCGGCATATCTCTCAATCAGAACAGCTTCAGTCCAATCATTGTCTTTAGCATATTGCTCAACAATCAAACGTACTAACTTACTCATGCTTCTTCCCTGTGAAAGAGATTGAAGCCGTAGGCAGTTATCCAACTCTTCTGGTATCAGTATCCCAACAAATGCTGTATACTTTCCTTTCTTTGACATTACTTCTTCTCTTTTTCTTCGGAACAATCATCCCAGAGTTTGCAGGTATCACAGGCATCATCTGAATCGGTATCAATACCAAATCTGAGACCGTGTGGGCATTTTTCTTTCTTGGTCCTGCGTGATGCTGGATTGCTTTGTGGTTGTGTTGGCTCAGGTTCTGGTTCAGCCTCTGGTAATTTAATTTCCAGAACAGTTGCAACCTCTTCCCTGAGTGCTTCAACTTCATCCACACTATAATCAGTTGGTTTGATGTCGTTTGCTCTGGCCAATTTATTGAGGGCTCTCCGGGGCAATTCTGCTAATTCATCTGCAGTTATACCATCTGGTTCCGGTTCTGACTCAGGTTTTGGTTCCGATCTACGGCTAGTTCTGGTAGCAGTTGTCTTTCTTCTTCTTGTAGGTGTTTCCTCCTCTACCAATTCTTGGGTATCAGTATCTTCATCATCAAGGTCTTCCATACCAAACCACATAGCTTTCAGTTCTTTGTAGGAAAATACTTTCAACATACTATCAAGGCTAGGTAATTCATCTACAAAAGCATCATCATACTGATCTTCCCTGTCTTGGAAATCGATTTTAGAAGCTTCTGCATATTTATTCTTCCCAAGTTTTTTGGCACGGAAATACACTTTAAGAGATAGACCGTCCTCATGATCCGGAAAGCCTTCAAAATCAATATCTCTTTTTACATCTTCATCCAAGATCTTGAGGAAATTGTGATCAGACATATCAAATACATGGGCTTCCCCTTCTTTATAATCCATCTCACATTCTGAGACATCCACTGGAACCACATAAAAGAGTGTCCTGTTCTTTGGGAAAATAAATTCTAAGTCATCTTCCCATTCAGCACCTTCTTTTCTACGCTGACTGCCATGCTCACAGATTGGGCATTTGTTACCAAAGGTAGTAGGACAAACCGCAGATATGTTATCTGGCCCAACATCACGGTGTATTTTGAGTGGACGTTTCCACCATAGTTCTCCGACCACAGCATCTTCCTCATATTTCTTATGGTCAATGTGATTTTCGTCCGTTACTATATAAGGCAGGATGTCAAATATTACTTCAGTACCTCCCTCAGCCTTAAATACATTGACATTCTCCGGAAGATTCAGATAACCATAATCTGTTGTGGAACGTTCCATGCTACGGCTTGTGCGACCACGGAACCTGTTTGTTTTTTTCTTTGCCATAATTACTTCTTTTTCTTTGTTCGTTTCATTGATTTTCCAATACGGTGATGCATTTCATTTCGCTTCTCTTCTTGAAGTTCAGCAAGATTATGTGGAGTTGATGGTCCAGCAAAATACTGCTGACCATGGAGTTTTACCAGATTTTCAAGTGAGGACTTGCGATCATTGATAGCATACACAACACCTTGTAATACATTAACATGGCGTGTAGCCTCATTATAAGCAGTTCGCTTTGCCTGATATGAATCTTCCATGATAATAGCGTTGTTGATTGCGTTCTCTGTAATTTTAGCAATCCCATACTTATCAGGATCTTCACGAATAGCAAAATCAATCTGGGCTTTTTCATATTCCATGTCTTCCTTAGCCAAGGTCTGTTCCATTTTAGCTTCAGCAAGTTCAATACTATACCGAACTACCAGTTGAGGTTACTCTAAAAGTTCTACATCCAGGATGTTCTCATCAAAATACATTTCAACTTCGTAACTCATGATAATGTTCCTATAGATTTTGCTAGATTAATAAACTTCTCAACTTTCT